CGGTCCACGGGTTTAGCAATTCAATCGGGAGAGTGCGTGTGTGCAAATTGGTTTCCGATGCACAGACAAGAAAACAAAAACGTAGCCAAAAAGTGGGTCAGCACGAGAAGGGACGTCCGCCAGTGAATCTAAGCTGGATCCATTCCAGAATACCACAACGCGTGCTTGGGGGCACCCAGCAGCCCACCGAAGCTGAAGTCGTCGCCAACGGCTCTGAAAATATCCATCTGACACAAGTTCAGAGTGGGTTGATTCATGCCGAGGCTGTTACTACCAGTAACGGTAACCGTAGGTATTGGGTAAAAGATGGAACGGGCGTTCACGGGCGTATTTAGACCATAGTTCGTGGGGCACATATGTCCAGAAGCATGGTAGGGAACCTCGAATTCGATGCACCCCTCAAAGGAAGGGAAGAGCACCATTCGGGCTTCGGCTAGCCCAGGTTGGTAGATGAAACCAGTCTTAGTGCCTGTTGTTGTGGGCACAGGGACGTCATATAGAACCTGTAGAGGGCCAGAACCGAGCTGGTCAGAGGGACCAGAGAATTGGGCGGTCAAATTATTCATGTAGGGTGAATAATAAGCAGAGGAAGGTAGTGCGACATTATTAATGTACACATAAATCGGAGCAGATGGATCATAATTGGGACCTTTGTTCTTGACAAAGATTTTGAATCTCATCGAACCTCGGAAGAATGCATACATCGAATAGATGACGGAATACATATCCTGAAAAGTATCGAAAGTTTGCTGCCCAATGGAGTTATACTGAAAGCGGGATACATATTTTGGAGACATGGATCCTGCAGTGTTAGTAAATGTGCCATTTTGTGGGACGACAGGGGCCCACGGGAAGATAACAAAGCCATTACCAGAAGAACCGGGCGTTGACGCAGTAGCCGCGAGAACGTCCATGCGGATAGATCCAAGAAAAGAGAAACGCTTAAGGAGCTGGCGAAGTGAAGTGTGGGTCTCACCAATGCACGAAGAATAAGGGGCAAGAGAGACCTCACGAAGGGGAATGTTCATAGTTTCGGACACCTCCTTGGTTCGCACCACTCTAGCGGCGGCACCACCGACCTGGGCGACATTAGGAATGCCAAAGGGAAGGTAGAACGGCTTGATAGGGACGGCGAACTGAGCATCCTCCATATGTGAAAACACCAGAACCTCGACAGAGCTGGAAACTGTCGGGGAGGCTAAAAGAGGATTAATCACTGAAACTTGGACGGTACCAGTGGCGCAATTGCGCGCATCCCCGTTAACGATAGAGGTGTCAATATCATATTGAGTATGCATCCAAGGACGGACAGAAACGAAGGGAACACGAAAAGTAAAAGTAGTTCCAGATGCCAAATCAATCTCCTCAGTGTACGAGTAGGCAGGCATGTTAATGAACCTAGTGTCAGTAGCCAAAGAAGTGTTATAAGTGTAAGGACGAAAGGAAACACGAAGGCGACCAGAATGAAACTGAGTCTTAGCAACATGGAAAGTGTAGACCATCGTGCCTCTCCACAAAGAATAAAGAGAAGCAATCTTAGCACTGAGGGTGAAACGGGTCTCAAGTGCGTAATTTCCAGAACCACGAGCGGCGTTAGATTGAGTCCACATGGGCGAAACAGGTATGGTAAAGATGCTAGAATCAGCGGGAACAGTAGTGTTCCAGCTAAATGCCTTGGTGAAATTAGGGCGAGAAACAATATAGTCGAGTCTCATTTCATCATTATCCGTACCTGCCCAACCAGAAATCGTAGCGAGTTCGTTGTTAGCGCAAAGTCCTAAATTGTGGGAAGTGTCAGCACCATCAGCATTAAGGAAATACTGAGCGGGTGTCTGTTTAACACGAGTGACAGGGGCCTGAACAGTGGGCTTAGAGAAGCCAAGAATGCCCAGGATATGTTCACTAGTGTTAGACAGCATCCGCGCAGGTGAAGATAACCAACCTAAACCAACATAAGGAAGGGCGTCAGCAATAGCCCTGCCAACGCCACCCACGGCACCAGAGATGGCACCGCGCTGTGTGCGTTTAGCAATCTCACCACCGACCTGGGCGTACTGCGTGGAAAGTGGGGCATCAGTAGGATAACGTAGCTCCACATCCTCGAAGCTCGCCCAGATGGTGTATGGGGCAGTGCTAGCCGCAGCAGAACTCAAAGGCGAAATAATAGAGACTACCACATTACCAAAAGAACCCTGTCCAGTAGCCAAGTTGAAGAAAAGATAGGGAGAAATATAGGGAGTCACGAATTCCATACTAGTAGTGTTAGCAAGGTTCATGACCACATGGGGGCATCCACTGGCAGCATAAGTGTCAGAGAAAGTAGAAGAAGCGTACCACTGGGTGTGACTGTTCATGTATTCAGCATAGGGCACGTAGTGCATCATGAGGACTCCAGCCTGGAAAGGTTGGGAGTTAACCTCAACACGCACGCGCACCTTAGCCTTCATAGCAACGTAACCATCAACCTTGTTAACGTTCTGAGAGACAAGAAAAGCAGCAGTAGCAGCATTGCCAAAAAGGTCGGCCGGAAAAGAAAGGTTGGCCAAGATACCACCTCGACTGGACGAGTCAGCCCACAAACCCTGTTTAAGAACTACAGGGCGAGAAAGAAAACTCGCAATCGAATGAGTATCATCCGGTAAACAGTTGTTGTAATAATCTTGCGGGAGGTCATTGGGGCGGGAAACGTAACTATCCATGGCACAGGTTCCATCATCTTGCTGAACCAAAGTGTCACTAGTAGTACGTTGCACATTGTCTAAAACGTCAGGAGAAGAATTAAAATTTTGTTCTGTTTGATTTGCAGCAAGTCAAGTTCTTAGGCGAGGGACGACTTAATCCGCTCACCGCACCGATGTTTCCTTGGATAATAGAGGGCTGCTCCAGGCGATCCTAGGATATAAGAGTAAATACTCACACCTCTTCCGTCAACAGCAGTACAAAGCGTCTTTAGACATCGGAATTTTGTATACGCTATGTAAGATCACGCTAACGGGGGACACGTTTAAATGCGTTGAGGCAAACTGTTTCCACTAATCACCTTATGGTGGTAGTAGAAGCAGCTCTCCTCAGTGATGTCATTAATGCCTACCTCAAGGGCGGCTCTGATAATTCGGGGCACCCATTCGTTGTAAACATGGATACCATGCATGGCGATCTCCTTGATGACATCATTGACCACCAATGCTTCTTCAGGTGCTGAACAGGACTTGGTGTTCTTTGTCCAATTCAACATCTCCAAACGACTCTCCAAATCTGCAGGGCACATGTAATATGGCGTAGTTCCGGTCTTCGTCGGAACACGACGAAAGAATCTTTTAAGGAAACTAATCTCCTCGATAGTCTTATACGGCACAACAACGTCACCTTTATCAGCTGGAGTGTAAGTCAGCTGGTAGCGCGCCATTTGTTCAATGATCGTATTCATATTGAACCAATCCAAAATGGTGCGCTTGATAGAAGCAACATTATCATCACCATACGCAACTAGTCTCACGTTCTTGTTGTATTCAGCCATACTATCTTTATCAGGACAGTGATTGCGTGCCAGTTGTAAGTAAACACAGCGAAATATAATGTTGACGTACAAAGAATTAGCCTCAGCAGTGGCAACAAAACCCGACGGTAAGCCATGTGTAGTTTGGTAAACTATACCACGACAACACCGGGTTGCGTAAACAGCATGATACCACAAATTTCGGCGAATTTTCGTATTGCCATCATTGTACAATGAGTCCAAGATGTGGAAGATTTCCCACATAACACCATCCATCAATGTACCGTCAAATTCTTTGAAGTCTCCATCAATAAAGGTGTCTGCGTTGTTAACCAAATGGGAAGCAAGCGCATCCCACTCACGGCTCCACACGTTAATACCCACTGCGATGCCGTTGTAAATCCTGCCGGCTCTAAGATGAGCTAATGCCGCCATAAAATACATACGGAAAGCGATGTTAAAATGCATGGGTCCATTGGAGATAATTCTGGTCTTTCCAATGGCAACTTTTTCCAAAGGTCTTCGTTCATCCTTGAGTGTGTCAATCCAGATAACCTCAATCGGTCTGTCTTCATTACAGGCATCGATCAATTCATCTACATCCTGCCGGAGTTTGAGCGCTTGATCCGACTCGAAATCATAATCAAAGCGACCCATCCAATTGGTCTTACCTTTCTTGCTCAGGGGTTTCGACTGGTTCATGTAAGGAAATCCAGGCGAAGTCGTGCGGTTGATGGGCTGAAAAAGCTCATCGCCCTCCACTCCTTGGATCGCGTCCTCATAGGACAAGACTTCAATGTTAATATTGGCCTCATTCTTACGTGAAACCAAATTTCGAACGTCATTGACAGCCATTTCCAAGATGTCACTAGGAACGGTGCCACACGGTCTTCCAACTTTCTTTGCACCCTCAACCAATGGGTCATGCATGACACCATTTATGATCTTAGGTTTCAACAATGCTGGTCGAGTTGTGGGG